CTCTCGTCTTTCAGAAGACATATCTAAAAGTTCTTGTGGAGAAAAAAAAGGAGTTTTTCCACCTTGTATATCTTTTAATTTGGTTTTAAAATCTTTATCAGATTTTGTTTTTTCTGCAAAAGAAGACATGTCTTTATACACACCTAAGGCATTAAGTAAACTTCCCACTTTATTTCTATGAGCTAAAGGAACACTTTCTACAAAACTTAAGATTTTTTCGGTTAGTTCTTCCTGCCCTTTTGGAGACATGTCTTTTATATTTTTAGCAAGCCCTGCGTACATTTCTGCAGTCTTAATGACACCTTCTCCTATTTCCTTGGCTTCTTCTTGCGCTGCTTTAGCACGAGCAATTTTATCTTTTCTTGTTCGCTCTTTTTTTGCTGTTATATTAGCAGACAACTGGTCTGCAAAACCTTCGCTAAATCCCGGTGATACTAATTTACCAAAAATACCCATTAGATTAATCCTCGTACTTGTTCTTCTTCTTCTTCTTTTGGTTCTTCCATGCCACCTTCTTGCATTGGTTCTTTCATATCTGACATTGCCATAGCATCCATTTCTTCGCTACCTTCTTCAGGTACTTCCATATCTAGAAAACTTCCTTCACGCATATTAACCACACTATCTTCTTCTTCTTCTAATTCTCCTTGATCTCCTTGATCTTCCATGTCTCTACTTTCCATCAGCGCAAGCAATTTCTGTTTCTTTTTTTCATAACGTTCAGGTGCAATTCTTTGAGCTAATGACATAACTTCTGAATCAGACATAGGTTCTTCAGGGGGTTCGTTAAATATCAACGGGTCTTCGACTCCATCTTCTAAAACAATCGACACAATAAATATAACCAATGCAGGTTTTAGCAACTCAGCCATATCAGGTGTAATTACACCATCAGCAAAAGCTTTCATAGTTAGACCTGATACTACTGTCTCTACAGATAATCCCATATCTATTATCTTTGAAATATTTGCTCTAGCTACTGGCTTAGTTATTCCTTGAGTTAAAGCTTCAAATGCCTCTGGAACAGAAGCAGTTTGTGGAGGAGTTTCATACGGCATACTCCCCGGAGTCATAGTTAAAGACTGCCCCGGTATTGGTTTCGCCAAAGGATCTACGTTTAGTTGATCTACAGGTGTTGCCATGTTATTGTTGTCCTATGTTATTCTGTTATCGGGGTCTGCAACAGTATATTTTTCATCTAAACCTGCGACTGCAGTATGACTGTTAGATTGTCTTTTCTGTTGATTAACTATGTAAGCTAAAACCTCTTCTACATTAATTCCATGTTTTCGCATTTTTTGGTAAATATCGTCGAGATACTTTGTTTCTTGTAGTTTTGCAGTAGTGCGTTGTGTGTTTCCGGCTGTTATTCTTGCACCTTCTTTTGCTCTAGTGTTAGCTTGTTTCCAACGAAGTAATGCTTCATCTCTAGCTTCCTTACGTAAAAATCCTTCTTCCATAGATTTAGCATATCTTGCATCTTTACCATCATCATCGTCACCACCACCGAAAAATCCTTCAACGAGTTTTCCTCCAAGATTTAAAACTATACTTCCTAAACTCATACCTTTAACACCTTTTTAAAAAAATTTATATATATATACACACACATACATATATTTATTTATTTATTCATTTATTAGACTTCTACACACTATTTTATGAAGTCAACCAAGAAACGCCTACATCTAAAATTGAATCAATAACGTTTGCTAACAATGCTCCAGAAGCTTTATCATCTTCATAATCTACTTCTTTATCAAACATCTGATTAGCAAATTGATTACTGATACTTGTCAAAGCTAATTGTAAAGCTCTTTGTGCTTCATTTTCACTAGCGGTAAAAGCAAAACTAGCTTCATCCCTATATTGTTGCCATAACGCATTCTGTGCTGATACTGTTATTCCTAATAATGCAGCAGCATTAGATTGATTAGCAGCATTCGTTGCTGCAGTGTTGGCTGTATTTATCGTTCTTCTCCAGAGAGCGTTAGATTGATCTATCTGTAATTGCATATTTGCATTAAATTTCTCTCTAGCATCTTCTATCTTAGCTTCATACTTTAACATAGTATTAGCTTGGTCAGCATTAAACTGACTTGCTGCTTCCTGTCTGTTAGCATTGTTAGTTGATACAGTTGTACCTAACTGATCATAAAACTGATTAACTTGATTTTGTGTAGTAGCGTTAAATTGTTTAGCAGCATTGACAGCAGCTTGGTCAGTGAATAACGCCTGTGCTTGAGTCTGATATGTTAATACTTGTGCAGCTTGTTCATTAGAAAGGTTTGCTAAATCCATCTGTAAAAAAGTATTTGCGTTCTGTTGTGCAGCTTTCATACGATTATCTAAATTCTTCATATCTATCGCTGCTATAGTTGCTGCATTCGACAAAGCTGTTTGTTGTTCATTAGTGAGATTCTGTAACTGTATTCTAGCGTACGATTGTGCATCTGCAGCAGCTATAGGTGTACCACTCTCCATCAAAGCTTGTATCATCGCTGCAGCAGCCATAGAAGAACTGCCTAAACCTCGTTGATTCATTATAGCTTTAGCTTTTCGTACTGAAGGTGCTGCCCACGCAGGTAATTCATCTCCACTATCCAAAGAAGACATCAGTTTTTCTACTTGATATTGAACTGTTGCTTCCTGTGCTAAATCTTGTGTTTGTGCTTCAGCTAAACTACCTCTTTCAAATAATTCTGTTTTAGTTCTTTCATCTGTTACTAAATTAGGATCTATAGTTGAACCTTCTGATAATGTTCCTGTTGCACCAGTAGCTGTAGGAATACTAGAGTGTACTCTTTCAACATCTTCTACTAAAGATGCAGAAGGTTGTGTAGGAGCAACAACATCAGCAGTAGTTTCTCTAACGGCAGGAGTTAAAGTAATATCTGAAGCTATTGTTTTATCTGTAGTATCTATATCTTCATCACTTCCTGCTGTCATACTAGTAGGAGTATACTCTCCTGCTCCTAACGAGGGTGTAATACCAGTATCAGGATCAACTGCTAAATCAACTACTCCTGTAGCTTGTTGTCCTATAATATCTTTAATGGGCTGATTACGCTCGTCTACAGTTTGAGGAGCAGGTTCCACTGCAGTTTCTTCTTCTTCAGTTGTTGTGTCTTCTTCTGCCATGATATATTACTTCTCGTTTCTATTTACATCAGAATTAGCATAGTTATTATTATTATTATCACACATACTATTAATTATTATCATTTGACTTGCCTAAAATACGTTGTACTGTTTTTGTTTCAAATATACGTATTAAAACCCACACAAAAGATAAGATAGCTGTCGCTGCCGGAAGCCATTGCATTACAGCACTTACTGTTATTGCTCCTGCACCTGCATCTACTAAAGATTTTGTACTATCGTTCATATTATTAACTTGGCTCAGTAGGCCACGTTATCGTGCCTAGCACAGTACTATTGTTATATTGTGCTGGTAGATCTCTTAGTTCTTGTCGATATGTTTTCCACGAATCAGCTAACGTCACATCAGAGTTTGCCATCCAATCACAAGCCTTTAGCTTTTTATCACGTTCTTCTCTTAATATCTTAAACGCTCTTGCTGGTGCAGAAGCAGCCCAAGCGTCTTCTTCTTGTTTTCGTGCAGTTGCTTCTTCTTCTGTAAAATCTACTAACTCATTATTAATTACATGTTGATATGCCATATTTTTATCCTCTTGCTAGACCGTACAACGTTGCTTCTCCAGTAATATTCCCACTTGAATACTGTAATTTAAACGCTGTAAGAGCAGTTGTTGCACCTAAATATACACCGCCACCAGCAGTAGCAAATCCGTTAGGAGTTGATGAAGTATCTCTAACAAAACCGTTCCAATGAAACTGACTATGCCATGTGCCTGAACTTGGTTCATGTGCCCATATTACACCTGAAGAACCTGCAACAGCATCGTTTCCTTGTCCACGGTCTGAATGTAATTTAAATTGACTGTCGCTATTACTTGATGTCATATTTGAAATGTCATTATCCATATGATATGTTGCCCACTCGTACCCAGAACTTGCGTAACTAGGGCCAGCACCTGTTCCGACATAAAGATATAAATTTGCATTATCAGTTGCAGGGATAGCACGGTACGCAATAAGAAGCGTGTCGTAAGTAGTATCTAATCCAGTAAATGCCCAATCAGTTCCTGTTGTTGTAATAGTAGCAATTTTAGTCAAGCCTGATGCAACGGATAACGTCTCAAACGCAGGGGGAGAGCCAGCACCTGTACTCGTTAACACTTGTCCATCTGTGCCAGTTGCTATAGCTACAGGATCGCCAGAGGCATCATAACTTATAATATTTCCGTCAGTCCCTGCTTTCATTTCAGTAATACTAATGGCATCGTTTGCAACTTTAGCTTCTGTTATTGCATCATCTGCTATTGCAGAAGTGCCTACTTTTCCAGAGATAGGTTGAGGGCCAATAATACGCATTTTATGTAATCTCCATAATTGACAGAGTAGCATCAACACTTGATCCAGCACTAGCACCTATAGTCATAACATCTGTAGTTTCTAAGACATATTTCTGCCCAGAAAGAACTTCTAATGTAGTATCTGCAGGAACGCTAACTTCGTTTAATAAAGTAACACTTTCATTAGCTGCATCATTGCTTCCTGTTCGATTACCAGTATCACTAGCAATTTTTACAGTGACAGTTCTTGCTGCATTAATTTTATTACATAAAGCTAAACCTAAAACCACAGTAGTTGTGCTTCCGGCTACTGTGTAAATTGTTGAAAAAGTTCCGCTATCAACTGCTACATCTGCTATTGTACAAACTTTAAATGTGTTCGCCATACTTGTTTACTCCTTTTTGGGATACTTCCCCCACTATTATTATTATTATTCAATTATCCTAATGCAATCGCCATTGCTACTGATATTAATTCACCTGCACTTGAGGTAGCAGTGCCTGATACTGTAAGATTTCCTCCAGAAGATATTGTCAACGCTCCTGCTGTAGTAGAAGTGCCTATAGTGCCACCGTCTTTAATTTTAATATCGTCTTTAAAAGTAACAATACCTGCAGAAGATATCTGTATTGCATCTGTAGCACTAGCAGAACCAAAATCACCATCATCAGGAACAACTACTCCTCCTGCACTTAATGTTAATACTCCTGCACCTGATAATTGCATCTTAGAAGCAGGAACGTCAGTACCGCTAACTTTAGTTTTAAAATCTATTTTTGAAGTACCTGTACCGTCACCTCCACCAGAAGAAAGTGTTAGATCTCCTCCGTTAATGTTTGCAGAACCAGTAGCAGAAGATCCGGCAGCGATTGTTAAAGCACGACCTGCAGTAGAACTAGTAGTTGCTGCTACACCAATATCCCAAGCACTTGCATTAGTAAAAGTAATCCCACCATCATCGATATTAAAAATGTCAGTTCCATCTACATCAAAACGTATAGAAGCTGCATCGCCACCACTGTCTGCTGTCGCTGTAGATATTTCTAAATAGTCCAGTGTTTGTGCTCCACTGTCGTAGACAGCTTGTATCATTCCTTTTTCAGCAGACGCACCTCCTACAGAGATAGAAGGACTTCCGTCATTTGTTGCTTCATAGAGTGTTAAATCTGAACCGTCGAATTTTAAATTATCTTCACCTGCTATAGCGTTAGCACCTGTAACTGTTACAAGCGTATTATCTGTTGATCCTGTTAATCCGGGTATAGCTGTTTTATCTTTTAATAGATTAAGTTCCGTAGCAGAAGCAGTTACTAATGTGCCTCCTAATTTTAAACCACCTGCAGCACCATCATGTGTTGAAATGTCTACTGTAATATTTCCATCAGACCCAATTCCAACAATATCCATTCCTTTAGTTAAAGTACCATCATTTTCTGCTACAAAGAAACCTATACTTCCTTCTTCTCCACCTGCTGTTACATCTGTAATTGTGCTTTGTATACGCCCAAATGTTGTAGCAGCATTTCCTGCATCTTCACTTACAAAATCTATATTACCTATTACGTCACTTGTAGCAGGACTAGCACCATTCTTATTAAATTTAAGTGTAGCTCCATTAGCATCAGCATTAGTGTTGAGTATTTGTAAAACAGGTTTAGCAGATGTGCTACTTTCTATACTTATGTCTGAACCTGTAAGCACTAAATCATCATCACCACTTTCATCGTATTTTATAGACCAATCTGAATCAGAACCAAAAATAAGTGATTCATTGTCAATCATCATTAAGTCATCACTGAGCTTAAAGTAGTCTTCATCTTCCATCCACGATAGTACACCGTTAAGTGTGCTTGTGTTAAATGTCAACACAACGTCTGCATCTGTTCCTGCCCCTAGAATTGGTGCGTTTGTAACTAAGCTTGTAACTGCTCCACCATTACCTGCGGTATTATCATGTGTATGTCCACTTGTACCAAAAGCAGTTAAAATAGCGTTAAATTCGTCATTCGTATCTGCTGCTGATATTGTGTCACCATCTGTATAGGTGCTTTGTCTACTTGAATAACCTGCCATTTTACATTCTCGCTCCCGGTGTAAATTCTAATTCAAAACCTTTTAATGTTATAGGTGGATTTGTACTTGTATCGCTTAGACGGACTACTACAGTAAAACCGCTACCTTCTACGGATTGTCGTACAATAGGTATTCCTTCTGCACCGTACACTGCTGAACCGTATAACGATCCACTGTTATCGTACACTGCTGCAGTATCTGCTGTAGTCAACGTATACGCTGCTGGTTGCGGAACAGAAGCATCTTCAAAATCATATTTAATAAATAGTGAAACATTTACTGCTCCTTCAGGATCATAGTTAACATTTATACGTTGCATAGTTTTTCGTATACCTGCATCTCCCATAGTCAAATCAGGTGAACGATATAATGCGGTCATAGCAGTTCCTGCAAAATCATTACCAGATTCCTGTTTATACACGTATCCGTCATATCCTCCATGTACTATTGTTTCTGAACCTGATATAAAACCAGAATCACAACTTGAAGGTTTTAGACCTCTTAAATCACTGTATTCCCAACCTATCTGCCCTTGAGGATTAGCTTTGATAACACCTATAATCCCCTTACATGCACTTTCTACGCCTCCTGTAGTAGGATAAAACAACCTGTACTGGCTTTTATTTCGTATAACTACAGAGGATATGTTATCAAAACCTACTTCATTAATACGTTGTTGTATCTGTTTCGATATCGTTCCTAATTCTACGTCACCGATACGAGCAGTACCTGCGATTGTGCGTAGTCCATCAGGAGCTAGAAAGATAACGTCACCACCAATTTCCTGTACGCTAAATCCATCAGAACACCCAACATTACGTGATACAGGTGTTATAGCAAAGTCTGCTAAAGCACTTCCAGTTAACTTGTAGATGCGGTCTTCACAGAATATTATAAGATCATCACGAAAGGATTTCAACGCTACGATTGTGCTATCTACATTTAAAGAACCTGCACCGTTTGCTGCACTAAAATCATTTTCATCGCCTATAGCAGAAAATTGGATAGTATTAGGAGTAGAAGCCATACCTGCGTAAAACATATGGTTTTTGTGAGCAGCAATCATGCTAGGATCAGAAGGTGCAGTTCCTTTACCTGCAAAGGTTACAGCCCCACTGCTTATCGAACCTGTAGTTGCAGCAGACATAGTAACTTCTGTGCCTGACACACTCGACACTGTAGCCCCTCCTGCGATATTAGTTCCTGCTACGTACATTCCTGCGACTATTCCGGCAGCACTTGCAACGGCTAAAGTTGTGTCGGAACTATCTGCAGTAGCAGTTGTAGATATCGTAGTGCTTCCTTGTATATCTAATATAGTAGTTCCGTTATATGCTCCTGCTTTATTAGTTCCATCGACGAATATCAGACGTTCTTCATTGGTGTTGAAATTATAGCGTTCAAATCTATAGCGACCTGCACCGCTACGGCTAGAGTCGATGGATGCCCACGTTCCTCCTGTACCGAAATAAACATTTGTACTTTGTGCTACGACAACCCCATTATTAAATATCGCTACACCTAAGATTGTACCTGATGAACTTCCTACTTGTGAAGTTGAGTATTTAGTTGTACCACTTAATCGACGATACCCTCCAGTTACTGAGGGTTCAAAATTCTGTAATATAGACGCTGCACCAACGGGCATAGTGTACACATCCCTGTCCAAGACAAGCCCACCTGCTGTTGTCACAACATACGGAGATATATATTCTGGTGCTGTAATTTCTGCCATTGTTTTATTACGTATTTATTCCTACGAAACGCCTAGATGAAGATGTTAGTCCTGCTGGATAGAAATAATTCTGATGATTTATTAACTCAACACGCATTCGTTTTATTCCTTCAAGATAATCTTTTTCTGCTAATTGCGCTCCTGCCATATTTGCTCTCATCATATACGCATAGTATTTAGCTCTGTTTACGATGATATCGTTAAAACGATCTGGTAATGTAGGAGTATCGTTATATGCAGATAAATCCGAATGTGTGAGATAGTAATCAAATGTTATTGAATATGAACTTTTATCAGGTATAGGGCTTAAACCTATGTTGCTATTGTCCTGTGTACGATAGACATATCTTGGAAGTCCAAACTGTGATGCGCTAGTGGTGCTAAGATCGCTTTCACCACGAGTATCTAGCCACTCATTATACGATAGGTGAACAAGACGTTCTGGTTGAAAATTCTCTGTAACTTCTACTTTTTCTACATCATAATCAGCAGAAGCGGAGTTAGCGAAACCGATATAGATAGTAGAAGCAGTCGCTGTAAATCTAGTAGTGCTATACTCTCCATCTCCTAAATTAGTTATAGAAAGTGTTGAACTGGATATCTGTGTACCACCAGAACTAGTTCCTATCTTTAAGGTTATATCCCCACCGAAAGTTCTAGCACGTACAATGTAATCTTTGTTCTTAACTGTACTTATGGATTGTGTCGTTTCTGCTGCATTTAGTCTGATAGCACCATCCCCAACTGCTTTAGTGTGGAAAGGTGTTCCTGATACTGTAGTCCAATCTGAGATGTTGTTGGTAAAAGTCCCGTTAGTAATAAGATTAGTAGGTTGCAACATAAAAGAACTAAAATTAATCTTTCTAGCATCTGAAGGATACGCATAAGTACGAGTACCTGCTGTCAGTTGTTGTGTCTTTGTTCCGTATAAAAACGACCATTCTATTTCAGAGTTGTAAACATCGTGGATAGACTTATTCACCACGTTCTTTACCATTGTCTGAACACCTCTCGATGAACCAAAGTTGGTAGATGTTAATTCTACCTCATTTAATTCATTGAGAACACGGTTTGTCAGTGTCAGATATGTTGCCAAGATTTGTTACCCCTTCTTCTTTTTCTTCGTAGTCTTCTTTTTCTTAGGTTTAGTGTGCCCCCATCCTTTCTTTTTTAAAGCAAGGTGTTCTGAGTATGTTTTAGCCATTTTACCTTTACCAGTTTTAGGGTCATACATCATATGAGGTTTAAATTCAGATTTTTTAGACATATCTTTATCTTATCCTTTATACTTTGCCACTCTACCACCATAAGCGTATTTCTTACCTTTTTTAATCATTCCACCGCCCATATAGTATTGTGGCATTTTCTTCTTTTTAGGTGCAGAAGTTTTTTTAGCAGACATATCAGCAGCACCTATCATACCGCCTTTTTGCATGAATCCCATATTATTACGCACTGATTTTGGGAGTTTTGAAAGACCTTTATTATTTGGTTTTTTTAACATACCACCAGACTTAAACATTAAGTTAGGATAGCTTTTATTTAGATCGTTTATTACGGCTCTTGCGTCTCTAATTGCTGCCTTAGATGAATTTTTATTGGATAATATTTTATAAGCATATTTTAGTTCTACTTTATCAATAGCAGACATTTTATTTGTATCAGCATCAGAAATGCTTCTTCCACCTTTTTTATCAGCCATACCAATTCTCTCCCGTTCTCAAGTTAATAAAATTTAATAGTTTTTAAGTTGCAGCAAAAATACGGACATTAGCGGTACTACCTGTAGAGTGATACCATTCTATTCGATCAATAGTGTCAGCAGCCCAATTAGTCTCCCACGTATCTATTTCACTTTGATGATTACTTTCGTTAAATGTAGCTGCCATATCTCCCATATTACGACTGTCGTCAGCCCCCAATATAAAAGGAACTCCTGCAATCAATTTAACACAAAACCCATTTTCTATATTGCTTCCTGACAATGTTCCTCCTTCATTACAGACAAGTTGTATCTCTCCTGCTTGATCGGATTCTACCCATAAAAAATCAAAATCAGCTAACATAGTATCATTCCATATTTCTGTTAAAGTAGTATCAGCTACACTATAACGTCTATCAAAATAATGGGAAATTGAAATAGAATCAGTAGCAGTCGTGCTACCGCCAGTGATAGTGTGCGAATCATCGTCATCAATATCTACTGTAAAATGTGTTGTTAAACTTAATGTAGCCATAGCGTCTATTTACTCCATTCTTTCTTTAGGTAATTTTGCACTAATGTAGATTTAATATACATATCATTATTATCTTTAAGTGAATTGTTTACTTCATAGAGATTACGGAGTATAAAAGCCTGTTCGTAAGAAATATTAGAAGAAATCCAACCAATTATGTTTCTTCGTGTACCGTTAAGTATCTTGTTGACTCCATGCGGATAGATAATTGGAAAAATACATGCTTCACCTTTTTTTAACTGTCTTGCTATATTCCCAATTTCTGTCTGAAGTATAAATTCTCCTCCTTCATAATCGTCGTTTAAATTTATAGTAAAACAATAATCAAAATATACGTTATTCTCTTTCGGAACTGCCTTGAATGAATCTACGTGAATATTGTAATAATCATCTTTAG